GATCCCTTCAGGATTCTATAACGGCCGCGCCATTCGTTCACCGGTCGGAATACAGGGTTAAACTGGGCCGACGCTTTGAATTCAATCTTCGCCGCCGTAGTCATAATTGATCACCACCGTTACAGGGACATTCGCTTCAGGGTTGTCCTTGAACATTCCCAGGTGACGGCCGCACATTTCAAGGGCCTTCAGTTTGTCGCACAGTTTGACTTCGCGTTCGATAGCCTGTTCTATAATAGGATCACCGTTTTCGTCAAAGTCTTTGTGTGGGACATACTTGACCTTCATTCCGGAAATGACCGCCAGATCGTCTTCACTGGCGTCTGACAGGACTTCGGCCGTTTGGAAGTCAATGACCTTTGTCGGATTCAGGAAGGCGATTCTTCCCAGTTCCCGAAGAACTCTGTCGGCGTTGATTCCGGTTCGCTTCGATCGTTCGGCCATAGCGGTATCAATACGCGCGCGAATTTCAGGTTTCGTCAAGTTTTCACTTCCGATTGATCCGGCGGATTCCACAGAATATCCGGCGCGAATTGCGGCCTGTGTCGCGTTCAGGTCGATCAGATATTCTTCACAGAAGCGTTCTTGTTTTGCTGTCAGCTTCGGCATGATTCACACCGTCCTTTCTGTATAATCAATGAATGGGTACAAAAAAGACACTCCCGAAGGAATGTCTTCAATGTACCCTATTCAAAGGAGGGTGGACTTTCAGTCGTCCACGATACCATAATACCATATAAAAACGGCCTTGTCAGTTGCACAGAGTTGCAAACAGTTGCAAACAGTTGCACATAGTTGCATATTTTTTATATTTTGGTGCGGACAAGGGGATTCGAACCCCTATGGAATGAACCACGCGGCCCTGAACCGCGCGCGTCTGCCAGTTCCGCCATGTCCGCGCGTTGTGCCTGGGTGTTCCAGGCACGTTTCAGGCTATGAAAACCACTTCGACCGTTCGGCCCTGTTGAACAGTTTGTTCAGGGCGATTTCTCTTTGACGGTAGACTGTGGTTCTGTCCACCTGAAGGAATTCAGCGGCTTCTTCGTATGACCTGTAAGGGTAATATAGGGCCAGAAGGACGCATTTTGAACGGGTGTCCAGTGTCAGGACCAGGGACCGGACTTCTTCGATCTGGCGAAGCTGACGTTCCAGGTTCGCGATTGCTTCGTCTGCTCTGGCGCGCCGGCGGTCACGTCGGTCGACCATTCGGACCAGGTTCCCGTCTGGGTCTGGTGAAGAAGCGCGGACGCCCGTCGGGTTTATGGCCGTGGAAGGATAGGCGCCCGACATAAGTATTTCTTCCAGATCGTATTCCAGGGATTCCTTTTCGGCGGCGATCTGTGCTTCTATGACGCGCGCTTCCTGGTCGTGGTTCCGAAGTATATCCATGACCCTTGTTCTGACTTGACTTTCTTTCGGTTTGTCCATTTTTCTTCACCACCTTTCCACCACGTCAAATTAGAATGGAAGGTCCCCGTCGTCAATAGGGACTTCTTCGAACCCTTCCGAAGCGAAGGCGTTCGCGGCATAACTGCCGGCTTCGGCGTCTTTCTTCGCGTCAGCGAAATAGACGGAATCAGCCAGGACTTCGACAGCCTTTCTTTTGTGGCCTTCGTTGTCTTCCCAGGTTCGGGTCTGGATCGAACCGACGACGGCGATCCTGGTTCCTTTCTGGAAGTGCTTCGAAATGAATTCGGCGGTCTGTCGCCAGGCCACGACGTCAATGAAGTCGGCCTTCTCTCTGTTGAAGCGGCGGTCGACGGCCAGGGAAAACGACACGACGGCCGTTCCCTGTGGGGTGTATTTCAGTTCTGGATCGCGTGTCATGCGGCCCAGAAGTTGACATTGATTCATGGGGTTTCCTCGCTTTCGGTTTAGAATTGCTTCCCGTGTTTATACGGGCGGCCTTCGTTGTAGGCCATTTTCATTCGGATAGCGGCGTCCAGGTCGATTCCCAGGTGTCCGCAAAGGTCCGCGATCCGGATCACGGCGTCGGCCAGTTCGACGGCCACGCCTTCAGGCTTTTCGCCGCGCCATTCGTTCATGTCGGACACTTTGAATCCGTTGACCTCTTTGAACCAGAAGTCGGGGTTTCCTTCGCGTTCTTCTTCCAGTGCTTCGGAAAGTTCGCTGTGGATCAGGGCGATAGATGTCCCGAACGCCGGCGTCGGGTTCCAGAACCCGTGATTCACGGCGTTTTCGTGGGCCTTCTTGACCAGTTCGTTAATTTCCATGATATAATCCTTTCACACATAGATTTTCGGCGGTGTGACCAGGTCTTGACCGATCGGCCGCCACAGGTGCAGACAGTAATTGTGATTATTCACATAATCGGATTTTGAAGGGTGATATTCGACGGCCCATTCGTCTTCTTCGAAGAACATATCCTTGATCACACACATTTCTTCCCAGGTCGGACAGGTTTTCCGTTTCTGGTTGCATGGCGTGACGCTGACGTGTTCCCACCCTCCGCCGTTACTGGCGATCACGAAGAAGGACCGGCCGTTCACATAGATTTTGAAGGCGCCGTTGTATTCGTCGCCGTTGGTCCCGTAGATGTGCCGGACGTCCTGGCGGTATTTGTTCAGGTAGTTCAGATTCTTCATTCTGTCACCGCTTTCACGACGCGGATTCTGACTTCCTGGCGGCCGAACTGAAGGGCGTCGTCGTGGTCTTCGAAGTAGACGTCGATCTTCAGGCCCTTAATGGCGCCGCCGCGATCCTGGACTATGTATTCCCCCAGACCTTCGACCTGAAGGACGGTTCCAGGCGGATAGACGTCCCAGTCAGCGGCGATCGTGACGCCTTCCTGGGCGATAGCGCCCGACGCGGTGTAGACGATACCATTCGGCCGGTTTTCGGCCCACACGCCACAGCATTTTTCACAGGGACAGTAAGCCGTCGCCGTGACAGTTGTCCAGGCTTCTTCTGGCGGCTTTGTTTCGTCCGGTAGGGGAAGAATAGGGGCGGACGGTTTAGACGTCGCCAGGGGCGCCAGAATCGCTTCCTGGGCGCCTTTTGCTTCTTCCTGGACAATTCCTTCGGCGGCCGCCGGTTCGGCCGCCATAACGAAGGACGTACACACCAGGACACTTCCCAGAAGCAGACACAGGAAACTAAATGTCAGTTGTTTCATTTCGGTTCACCTTCCTTTTCAGGGATTGCCTTGAAGCAGTCACAGCGGACCACGCGGTCAGCTTCGTCGGCGTGAATGGGACTGGGAAGACCGGCGTCGGCTCTTTCGATACAGGCGACACAATAGTCGCCATGACGGTTCTTCCGGTTGTCGTGTATTTCCTGAATGTTGTCGCACTTGCGACAGTTGAAGTCGTATCGCCATTTCGGGCGTTCTTTCTTTCGGCGGATCATAGCGGCCCACCGTCCTTCCAGAATTCCTTCAGCTTGCTTCCGACAATGATCGGGCGACACCATTCACGTTGAAAGGCGCGCCACTCTTTGTCGACCTGGCCGTTCTTGTCGCGGTATAACATAGCATAAGGGACGAAGCCGGCCTGGATCGTCTGGATCAGGCGTTTTTCTGCCTTTTCGAAGGTGTCCCCGTGATACCCGATCAGGACGTAGCAACAAAGGGAATGACTGGCCACAGTGAATCCGGCGTTTCGGAATATCTTTCCGGCGTCGATCAGGGGTTCCAGGTCGTCCGGCGTGTCGTATGCACAATACAGGCGCTTCGTTTTGACTTCCTTCAATAGTTCGGCTTGCCAGGGTTTCAGAATCTTCGCTTCGATTCCGCCTGTAAAGATCGGGCGTTCCGGCTGACGTTTCAGCATTTCACACACTGCGCGGAAATGTTCTTCGGACGTCGACAGGATATTGTCGTCGCAGATGTTCCACCCGTCTTTGATTTCCAGTTCCCGAAGGCCGTTACAGTCTTTCCAGACGGAACAGAACCAACATTTATTCCCACAGCCGCGACTGGTGAAGGTGTAGCCGTTCTTCATGTATAGGCCAGGCGTAAAGTCGCCGGACCGATCGCCAAAGGCCGGCCCACCAATCTTCACTGGTACGCCCAAGCGTTCCCAGGATTTGACCAGTTTTTCGGCTTTCGGTATGTCATAGGTGAAAGTGACGCTGACGTGGACTTCGTCAATTCCTCCGCCGGTTTCCCTGATAGCGCGCGGAAGTGGGCCAATGAAGGCCAGGGCGTCGTCGGGCGTTGCCTTTGTTCTTCGTGGAAATACTCTGGCGATTTCCTTTCCGTTGACGATCATGTGGCCACCGCCTTTCTGGCGGCCAGGTTTTCGGCTGACCGCTTTTCACAGTAGACGGAAAAGGCCATTTCGCGGATCACGTCGGGGATCAGTAAGACCAGGTATTCGTCACCGTAGCCGTCTTCGCCCCATTCGCGGCCGGCGGACCGGTTCGCGACTTCCAGTTTCCTTCTGGCGTATTGTTCGGCGTCTGCGAAGAATACGGGACACAGTTCGACGCCCAGTTCGGCTTCGACTGCGATCTGAAGATCAGTCTTTTCCATGCTTCAGACCTCCCTTCAGGTGATCCGGCATTTCGGCCGGAAGGACGGCCTGGTGGACCAGGACAAGGTCACTTTCGTCCACCAGGGAACCGTTGAAGAAGTGGACCAGGGCGCCGGTGGAAAGTTCGACCGCCTGGTTCGCTTCGGTTGTCTTTACATACGGCCAGTTGTTGTCTTCGAAGACGTCGCCGGCCTTCAGATCACCATATTTCACTTTCATCTTCGTCACCGTCTTCCTGGCCTTCGGCGATTCTTCGAAGGACTTCTTCGACAAGCTGTTTCGAAGTGAATTCGGCCAACAGTGCAGAATCAGAAAGTTCGACCTGGTCAGGTTCCAGGGATAAAGTGATCCCAGATTCCACATAGAAAGCCGGCCGAACGCCACGGTAGCCACCGTACGCGCCGTTGTAGTTCAGACTGCCGTCAGTGTCGACAATGCGCGCACTGTTCGCGTAGCCGGCGTACGGGGTGATCAGCCACCACCAGTCGTCCAGGGCCAGAAGGTCCTGTTCGCTGTACTTGCGGAACATGGCTTCAGACAGAAGGGCGATCTTGTCCTGAATGATACCGTAACCGGCGCCGCCTTCGTGGTCTGCCAGGTCCCAGTCGGCCGTCAGAATGTGGGCGGAACGGATAGGTCCTTCAGCCTGGTCGAAAGCGGCCAGGAATTCGGTGTTCAGTTCCTTTCGAAGATTACTGAAGCGCCAGTCGTTCGGATTCGTTTCCGGCTTTTCCGGTCTGGTCTTGAAAGGCTGATCCGCGAAGTGGCGGTCGGCGATACAGGTGTCGGCGATCAGAAGGGTTCTTCCGTTCGTGAAGTGTTCCAGAATCCGGACGTCAATCGGTCCGGCATTGAATACGGTTCCAGGTGCAAGGTCCTTGATTTTAGCGTTTACCATTTGTTTTTCCTCCTTCGAATTCCTCGATCGTGACTTCGATTCGTGGGTCTTTCGGGTCCACGTCGAAGTCGTCCGTAAAATGTTCAATCTGGTTCCACCCGTCATTTTCCAGGACGCCACAGTGGACCAGGCTGTCCTGAATGAACTTTTTCGCGAAGGCGATATTGTCCTTATCGCGGCGGCGGTTCGGTTCGATCCACAGGTAATGGATCACGACGGGGCGGTCGAAATGTACGCCGCGAAGCTGTGTCTTCACCATGTAGCCGATCACGTTTTCGGCCTGTTTCTTCATGGCGGCGGCTTTATACTTGCCCTTGACGGCTCGTTCGGCGTCAATGTATTCGTTTAACCCTGGCAGAAGGCCAGGAATGGTCAGTTTATACTGTTTCTTCACTCGTTCACGTCCTTTCCTCACAGGCCCAGAATCTTTCGGGCCTTGTCACGTCTTTCGGCCGCGTTCTGCGTCCGCCTGGATTCGCCGGCAAGTTTCAGCTTGATCGGACACATTTCCAGGATTCGGTCATAGATTCGCGCATATCCCAGGGAAGGCGGATTCTGAAGGTCGGCCAGGGAAAGATTCGTGGTGACGATCAGGGGTTTTCCGGAACGGCTTCGGGCGTCTATGACGTTGAAGACCTGTTCCACGGAATACGACGTGTCACGCTCGACGCCCAGGTCGTCAATGACCAGAAGGTCATAGCGGTCCAGTTTGTCCAGGAATTCCTGTTTATCTTCGCCGAACCCCTGAAGTTTGTTCAGGATTCGGGGAAAGTTCGTGACGCTGACCCTGACACACTTGTCGATCAGCGCGTTCGCGATACAACAGGCCAGGAAGGACTTTCCGGTTCCGACGCCACCGTAGAACAGAATTCCGATATTGTCGGACTTCATTTCGTCCCAGTGGTCGACGTATTTCCGACAGACGTCACTGATCTTCTGGTTCCGGCCGTCGTCCTGGTCGAATGTCTGGCCCAGGTATGACGGATCGGTGATCCCGTCTTTTCGCCGGCGCTCGACCATTTCGCGGAACTTCCGGCGTTCTTCCTCCTGGCGTTCACGTTCCGCCTGTTCTGACCGGCATTTACACATACACGGAACAAGGACCGTCTTTTCGCCCAGGTCCAGGCGGTGTTCTTTTCGGGTTTTGCAGTTGCCGCAACACAGGAAGCCTTCTTCGTCACGGAAGTCGCCTTCGGCTTCGTTGTTCGCGCGGCCCCTTGCGGCGATCTGTTCCACGACGTCGCTGAAGATGTTTCCCACGGTTATTCACCCAGGAAGTCTTCGCCGTCGTCGTAGTTTTTGGCGGCTGTCGGCTTCGGTGAAGGCGTTACCTCTGCGCGATCATATTCGTTCCAACGCTCACCGCGAAGGAATGTGGCCGGATAGGGAATGAAGCGGCCCTCGTCCTTCGTCCACTGTTCAGAACGCTTCCAACGCTCGACACCCTGGACGATCAGGTCGGTCAGTGCTTCGTCAGGCTTGATCTGGTTCCAGACCTTCACGGCGTCCTTCTTACCGACCTTTCGGGGATAAGCAGACCAGAAACGGTCAAAACCGTCGCCACCACCGGCGCCGTGTTGCGCCGTTACTCGTTTTCGTTCCTCGTTTACGTTTTCGTTTTCGTTTACGTTTACGGAAGAATCTGTTTGCATTTGCGCGCAAGTGTCAAAATCTTCACTTGTTTCCTGTTGTGTGCAAACGCTATCAAGTGAACACGGAAGCGGAAACTTGCTTTTCATAGCGCGCCTGTTCTGGTGTTTGTCCCAGGACAGTAATTTCAGGTATTTCTTGCCGTCTTCGGCGGCCGTATATGTAGCCACCAGGCCGGCCTTGCACAATTCGGAAAGCCAGGAAGCGACTTTTCGTTCGGTCGGGACGCTCAAAGGGAACAGAAGTGAAGCGATAATCTTCGGGTTCCCGTGGTACAGGCCGAAGTCGTCCGCTTTGACGATCAGACGGTAGAACAGGACTTCAGCTTCGGCCGAAATAGTGGCCAGGTTTTCCGACGTGCAGATCGATTCTTTCAAAATGCGACTTGGCATTATTTACACCACCTTTCAAGCGTTCTTCTGGCAAGCGCGACACAATTCGCGGCCATACTTCTTCAGGGAATACTGTTGTTCTGCGGAACTGATAGGGCCACCACAGGAAGGACACACGGCGCCGCCTGTCTGGGCGCGATTCTGGGCCTGTGGCGCGTTTTGCGCGGCCGCCTGGGTAGTTTGTCCACCCTGGGACTGTGCGGCGTTCTGGGGCGCGCTCTGGCCGCTTCTGGGCGCCTGGGTGTAACCGTTCATATTGAAGCGGACAACGCCGTTCCGGTCCACGATCACCAGGTCACAGATTTCGCGGCGGTCGTCATAGGCGATCTTCGATACTTTGAAGCGTGTGTTCGAATAGCACTTGAAGACCTCTTTGTTTCCCTGGCGTTCGGAATAGAATTCGTTGTCGGCCAGTTCGACATAGATGAAAGGGCCGGTATAAAGTTCACGGCCGATCCCGACGTTAAAGCCGGCACGTTTGAAGGCGTCTGACGCCTGGCCTTTTTCCTTTTCGGTGTTACTCTCGACACCGACGTCCTGTTTCCGGACCCAGGTTTTCTTTTCTTCGTCCCAGATGTCGATCGAACAGAACAGGTTCCCGTTGATTACTTCGTGGGTTCTCTGCCAGTTGCCAGGACCGAAGACCAGGTCCAGGATTCGCATATCGACACGGGCGTCCTTGTAAAGAAGAAGGACGGCGCCGACCTTGCCGGTCTTCGCTTTGCTGACGGACTGGACACGACAGTCAATGTCCTGTTCAGTCAGAAGGGGAATGGTGAATTCTTTCATATCGTCGCCCCCTTACTTGATCTGAATGTTTCGGTTCTCGATCAGCGACGCGCCGGCGATTTCCTGACCGGCCTGAATTGCCTTCTTGATCGCCGTTTTGTCCGGCTTCGTGGACACGGTTTCCACGATATAGTCAGCCGGAAGGGCGCCTTCGTCGTCGATACTCACCGCGACGGACTTTCTGAAGGACACGCGGACCTTTGCGGTTTCGACCTTGTCGCGGCCGGCGGCGTCCAGACAGGAAGTCAGATACTTCTTCATGTTGTC